AACCCGAGAATCCGTGGCAACGCTGGATTTGGCTATCTTCAATGATAGACGCTTGGAGAATCTTCCCTCGTTTATTTCTAACAGTATACATTGTACTACTCTATAAATGTACAATATGGTTTATGGAATTACCAGAACCTTCAATGGAACAATCAGGTTTGATTAGTATCGTTGTGGGCGCAGGTGCGGCTTGGTTTGGTCTTTACGCTGGTACAGCCAAGGACAAAATCAATAGCAAGTAAACCATGGAGACAATGTGGAAACACTACTGCAAGTGGGTGCGTAATGTAGTTTATGTACCCATTGGCACTAAATGTCCATATTGTAAGAAACCAGAAAATAATACTTGACATATGGTTATAATTTTAGTATAATATACATATGAAAAATACAGATAACAACGAACATAAAACAGTCAATATGTGGAACTCAGAAACAAAAGAGTTTGAAACATACCATTACGGAGAGTGCGAACATTGTGGAACTACAGTACAGTCAGAAAATGGCGAGTGTCCACATTATAAGTGCTGGATAGCATGAACCTGTTTTACTTAGATGAAGACCTAGACAAATGCGCAGAGTATCATGTCGACAAGCACATAGTAAAGATGCCTCTCGAGGCAGCACAACTCTTATGTACTGCGATATGGATTGATGCCAAACTAGGTTTTGTACCTCGTGCGCTTGACAAGGACGAACGAGAAGTACTAAATAGTGAGAAAGCCAAGATTAAGCACCTACCGCTTGACCAGCGACCACTCACGCCCTACTTGCCGATGATGTATAATCATCCCTGCACGATATGGGTTAGGTCGAGCTTGGATAACTTTGAGTGGACTCATTGTTATGCTAACGCATTAAACGATGAGTACCACTATCGTTATGGTAAACAACACAAATCCATAGTGGAAGTAGTAAACAAACTACCTGAGCCAAAGAATATGCCCAGACTTGGATTTACAGAATTTGGACTAGCAATGCCAGATGAGTTGAAAGACTACGAGAATCCGATACAAAGCTATCGGGACTACTATCATCTTGACAAAGCTACATTTGCAGCATGGTCTCACAGAGACAAGCCTCACTGGTGGAATGAAGATTACGCCGACTATGAGGAAAGGATAACAGCAAAGTGATTAAGAAAGAAGCTGGAGGATATACCTTCACATTTAACGATGGCACTTCAGAGAAAGCTCAAGAAGAAGCCATTAAAAAATATTTAAAAAGAGGAAACTACTTTAGAAATATCATCATAAGAAAATCTGATGGTACAGAAGTACACCTAGGAAATGGAGTAAGAAAACATGGCAAACGACACACCTCTTAGTAAACTACTAGGAATAACAGAAGAACCCCTACAAACTATGTCAAAGTCAGAAATGCTTTTAAACAATTTAGAAACACAACAAGCAAAGACTAGACAAGAGATACACTTACTAGAAGAAGAATTAGTAGATAAAAAAGAGTACCTTTTAAAAATAGTGGGTGGTATAGAAACTTTAAATGAACTCTCAAAGTGAGAATAGTAGTCCAAGATAATTTCTACCCTGAACCTGATAAAGTAAGAGAACAGGCACTTGCTATGTTCTTTCACCCAGGGCAAATGGGTATGCAAACAAAATTTCCAGGTCAGCGAACTAGAGGAACATTCTCGAAAGAGAACAGAATATATGTTAGGAATAAATTATCACATATGTTAAATAGAAATATGATAAACTTTCCTCACAATACTAGCAACGCTGCGTTTACTTTAGGAACTGTACGAGATAAGTCTCCTCAGAATTGGATTCATCATGATGCAACTTATATGGATAGGGAGAATAGATTAGGAGGCACTGAATATGCCGCAGTTATATATCTATCTCCTGAACCAGACCCTACAGCAGGTACTGCATTTTTTAGAAGTAGAAAATCAAAAACAATATGGAAAACAAAAGATGTGACTTTTGATAACTCTACAGGATTTAAAGATGTTTGGAAAGGACATCCTAACTTTGATTTACATATGTTCTCAGCGAATATATACAACAGAGCGCTAGTATATCCAGCAAGATATTGGCATGCTCCTTCCAACGCAGGTTGGGGATATGACAAAAAGACAGGTAGACTTGTACAAGTTTGCTTTTTTATGGTAGAAAAAGGAGAGTATGATGACAGAATACAACAACAATAAGTTTAACGAGGACGAAGCACTCAAAACGCTTCAAACCTATATTAAGTCGACATACGATGGACATTATAGTATGAATAAAATCCAGTCAACCGAGTTCATTTTCGATGCTGGTCATGGCGAAAGTTTTTGCTTAGGAAATATCATAAAGTATGCACAACGCTATGGAAAGAAAGATGGACGAAACGAGCAGGACTTACTAAAGATTCTGCATTACGGAATAATTTTACTAGGGGTAGAAAATGAGAATAAAAAAACACGAACAGATTACACAAGCGAATATAACCAAGGTAATTGAGTTATTAAATCCAACGGATGGTAGTAAACCTATTACCAAGAAGGAAGCTTGTGGTATACTAAATATTGCTTACAACACAACAAGATTAAGTAATATTATAACAGAATTTAACGAGACTATGGAGTTTCGTGCAAAACGAAAAGCACAGAATAAAGGCAAAGCAGCAACACCACAGGAAATTAAAACCACAGTGGGTATGTATTTAGAAGGAAGTAATATTTCAGATATAGCAAAAGCATTGTATCGTTCTCCTGCTTTCGTAAAAGGTATCATTGAAAGAATTGGAGTACCTCAAAAGCTCTCAATGACAGACTATGAAGGAAGAAGAAACGCAATGCTACCAGAGCAGTGTGTATCTGAGGAGTTTGAACCTAAAGAAAGAGTTTGGGCAATCAGACAGAATTATCCTGCTATAGTCAGTAGAGAACTAAAGCCAGAGAAGGCTAAAGAAAGAGGGTACAAAGTGTATCTAGTAGATACAGTAGAATGTACACAAGACGATTTAAAAGATACGTACTTCCCACACTTAAGTTTCGCAGGTAAGCAATATTGTTTAGCTTCGTATGAGATGGGCAGTCTAAGGCATTTACGAGAGTATATGTAAAAGGACATAAAATGTCAGAAATTATTATATCCATGTGGTTAGCTGCGTGGATAATACAACTTTGTAGAATATACTATCCTATTTTTAGGAGAGTACCTCATGGGCATATAGTAAGAAAACAGTGGATATTGTGTAGTACGATAGTAGCTGTATTTGCTATATTATTAGTACCATTCTCAATACCTGCAATGTTAAGCGAGAAGCATAAAATTAGATATCAGAATGGATTTCTGAAAGGATTATTAGGAGAAGATTAATGTATAGTAGAAAGTTATTAGTTTCCGTATGGACTGACGGAAGAAAAACAGTAAAAGTCTACGCACAAGTAAAAGGATTATTAGGAGAATAACATGGCATATATAGGAAACCCTTACTACGATGCACTAGAAGCAAAGTATATAGCACAGATTAAAGAAGCACAAGCAGTACTACAAACATATTTTCAAAACTCAGTAGGTATTGGAGAACACTCTGATTTATTACCTGAGTTTGATAAGTGGGTGGAACAACTTGCAAGTGCTGATGAAAAGCTACAGGCTTTGCGCAAGTTGCTTAAAAAATGAATCAAGTACTAATACTAGAAGTAGATAGCACAAAGATAGGTGTAATAAGAAACCCCTATGAACGTGCTGTCTTTCATTATATGCACGGACTAAATTGGATTGGTTTTGATAAATGGATTCAAGAAGATAATTTAGTTAGTCAAGTAGAGGCTTATAAAAAATGTGTAGAACTAATTGCATTTGATGACTGGGAAAATGAATTAAAAAATTTAGAGTTAGATGTAAAAGATAAATCAGTTATGAAAGGTCAAAAAACAATAACGGATTGGAGAAGTTGGTACACTTTAAAAAGTAAACAAGTAATTACTGAAGTATTCAAAGATGACATACTTACCTACGGTTTTAGCTACTAAAAAATAGTTCTTGACTCATGCTTAAAATTCTTGTATAATATATTTATATTAAGGAAATAAGCAATGAGCGACAGGTATTACACACAAATGCTAGAGACCACAGGTTGGTGTCCTGGTTATCGCAGTACCTACACTCTTGCCGAATACAAACAAAACTATAAACTAAAAAGGAAAAGAACTATGGCGTGGACAGACGAAAGTAAAGAACAAGCAGTTGAAATGTATACTGCAGAAGAACCAACTCCAGAAAATAGCATGGAGATTGTACAGAGTATTGCTGAAGAATTAGGCGAGAGCCCAAATGGTGTCAGAATGATTCTAACAAAAGCAGGTGTTTATGTTAAGAAAACACCAGCAGTCAAATCATCTTCAGGTGGAGGCGGTGGCAGAGTAAATGTCGCAGCTGCACAAGATGGATTGATTAAAGCTATTAGTGATATGGGCGAAGAAGCAGACAGTGCTATTGTAAGTAAGCTTACAGGTAAAGCAGCTGTATATTTCACTAACCTAATCAATAAACTTAACGATTAATACCCCTGGAATGTGGGCAGTCTTCGGACTGTCCGCACTTTTTTACATCTAACAGAAAGACCTTGCAAGACGATACCATGATTGGACGGTAATAGATATTAACCTACCAACAAGGAACGCATGAAGAAAGAAGATTTTGTTAGAAAATTAGACGATGCTGGGGATGCAATCGTCACGTACCGAAGTCAAAACAGTCGTAGACTAAAATATAACGTATGCACGAGTGATTTTGACAATAAGTATATACAAACTAAAAGAAACCGAGCAAAGCCAAATACTAAACAAGTATTATTATTTTGTTGGGACACGGATTCTTATAGATTGTTAGTCCCTGACAATGTGACTTCTATTGTACCTTTATCGAGGATATTAAAAAATGATAGAACTACATGAAGCACCAGCTGTCTATGAAAAGGAAATAAGTTATAACGAAGCTAAGCATGAAAAAGTATTCGTTATGATAAATACCTTTCGTGGAACAGAGTATTTACATATTAGAAAATATTATCAAGACTTTGACGAAGAATGGAAACCTACCAAGGACGGCATAGCCATGCCCTTAGACTTTAATAATAGTCGCGGACTGTTTGAGGCGTTAGTCGAGATACTTTCTATATCAGAAGTCAAGGGAGTGCTAGAAACTCATTTCAAAGAAGTGTTAGATAAGATATACCTATAGCACCAAAAAATAGTCCTTGACAAATCCTTAAAAATTCTGTATAATATATCTATGAATAAGACAGAATACCTAGAATATTGTAATCAAAAGTATGCAGAAGGCAATCCTATATTACCTGATGATGTATATGATAGACTTGTAGAGAACACTGCTCTTGAGGAGCAAGTAGGTCATGCAAGTGATGATACACGATATAATCACCCTTTCCCAATGTATTCACTTCAAAAAGTCTTTGTAGGAGAAGATGAAGAACCAAACTGGGAATCTAAACAACCAACTATTATGACTGCCAAACTGGACGGTGCAGCTGTGTCTATAACTTATATAGACGGCGTACTAATCCAAGCACTCACGCGTGGTGACGGTAGAGCGGGTCTAGATATTACTGATAAAATAAAGTCTTTAGTGCCAAATACGATAGATACATTATATAAGTTTGGCAATAGAAAAGTAACACAGGACAAAGGTGTTAAACAGATTACTGGAGAAATCGTTGCTCCTAAAACAATACCAAATGCTAGAAATTATGCAAGTGGTGCTTTGAATCTAAAAGACTTAGAAGAATTTAAATCCCGTGATATTACTTTTGTTGCATACGGAATTCAACCAGCCATCTGTGCTGAGTGGACTGAAGATATGAACATGGTTGCAGGCATGGGGTTTAACGCTATCACCAAAAGTGATTATCGTGAATTCCCTCAGGACGGTAAAGTTGTACGAGTCGACTCTAATACATATTTTGAAAAATTAGGCTACACATCACACCACCCTAGAGGTAGTTTCGCTTTAAAAACAAGACAGGCTGGAGTAGTTACTCGACTCTTGGACGTTGAATGGAATGTCGGGAAGTCAGGTGCTGTTTCACCAGTTGCGATTCTAGAGCCTTGTATCATTGGAGAAGCGACAGTAAGTAGAGCAACCTTACATAATATCGGATATATCGAAGCATTAGACTTAGAGATTGGATGTAATGTAGAGGTTATTCGTAGTGGAGAAATCATACCTAGAATCGTTAAGAGAGTCTAGTGTCAGGCGGAGTTTATAATCAAACTTTTTTCAATAACCATCCGTGGGAAAAAGAAAAAGACGGCATACTATATGGAATAGTATTAGTAAACATGCAAACATGGGAACGAGAAACTATAAAAGTCGGCATCGCAAAAGGAAGAACATTCAAGGACGCAGTAAAAAGAGGGCGTGGATTTACAAACTACGACATCAGAATACAGAGACTTTGGCAGGGGACGATATACGATTGCTGGAGATGGGAACAGAAACTACACAAGATGTACAAAAATGACAGACACAAAACACAACACCATTTTGGAGGGCATACGGAATGCTTTAGTATGGAATCGAAAATTCTACACAGCTTCCCCAAGAAAAATGAAATATTTAGGGATTAGTGAGGGCTTTCATGATGCCGCAGTGGCACATATGGAAGACGACAAAATTCTATTTGCAACTCAAGCTGAGAGGTATACTCGTGTCAAGAATGATAAACATCTTCCTATAGAGTTTAAAAAACTAGAAGCAGACGAAAGTATTTTCTATGAGAATACGGAACTTAAAAATGCTCGTAGAGTATTTAATGGTATGAAACCTACAGAAAATGGTAAGTTTATAAAAACTCATATTAATCATCATGAAAGCCATATGGCAGCAGCTTACTATACTGCTCCTTTTGTTCCAGATGTTACTGTAGTAATAGATGCAATTGGAGAATGGGACACAGCAAGTATTTGGGTAGACCATAAAAAAGTTTGGAGTATGCAATACCCACAATCTTTGGGATTATTCTATAGTGCTATAACGAAACGAATAGGACTTAAACCCAATGAAGATGAGTATATAACAATGGGTATGGCGGCATATGGAACTCCTTGTGTAAATATGAATGATATAATACACACAAATTTACATAAAGGAATACCTATGAAGAAATGGCTATGGAATACGCCAGAGGATATAGCCGCAAGTGCACAAATGCATATCGAGTACGAAATTGAAAAAATATTTGATAGAGCTAAACTGTATGGAGATAAAGTAGCATACGGTGGTGGAGTTGCATTAAATTGTGTAGCAAACAGTAAGATTAGAAAAAAGTTTAAAGAGATGTGGATATTTCCAAATCCAGGAGATGCAGGTAGTGCACTAGGTTGTATACTTGCTCATACAAAACAAAGAATAGAATTTAAAGATACTTTTTTAGGGTATGATATTGATAGACCTATCAATCCTAATCAAGTAGTAGAAGAATTAATTAATAACCGAATGGTAGGAGTAGCAAATGGAAAAGCAGAGTTTGGCCCTAGGGCGCTTGGTAATCGCAGTCTTCTTGGCGATATCCGTTATGACATTAAAGACACCGTTAATGATGTCAAAAAACGACAAAAGTTTAGACCCTTCGCTCCCGCGATACTGGAGGAGTTTGTAGATGAATACTTTGAAGGGCATTGCAACGAGTATATGCAATATGTTGCGAAAGCAAAACACGACCACACATCAGTCACTCATGTTGATGGAACTGCAAGAGTACAAGTGGTTAGAAAAGACAGCACATCAGCACTGCGACCCATACTAGAAGCATACTACGAAGTGACAAAGATACCAATGTTATTAAATACAAGTTTAAATATAAAAGGGCAACCTATGGTAAACACATGGGAAGACGCCAAAGAATTTGAAAAAAGATATGGAGTAAGAGTATTATGATATATTGGAATGGATGCAGTTTTGTACAAGGAATGGAATTAGTAAACCCACTAAAAGATGGATTTCCTCATTTAGTAAGTAGACACTTTAATGTAAAATCTAGAAAACAATCTAAAGTGGGTGGAAGTAATGAAAGAATATTCAGAACATCGACACATTATCTAGCAACCCATAAGCCAACACTTGCTGTATTTGTTTGGACAACCCCAAACAGATTTGAGTATTTAGCTGAAGGAAATTTATGGAGAAATGCTGGGTGGTCTTCATTTGGTTTTGACAGGAGAAAACTTCAAATTAATCCTGAGTTTAGTCAAATAGTAAAACACCCAGACATGACTAGACAACATCATCTTGGTTTGTCAAATTATGGAATTTATGTTAGAAACATAAGATATAACCTAATACAAACACTTACTTTTATTAATGCAATGAAAAAATATTGTAAGGCACTAGATATACCTAGCTTACATTATTTTGTATCTAAGGGACAATTAACCCATGCATTACATACACTAGATGAAAAGTATTACGAAGCTACGAACATTATGTGGGAAGAGTTCTCGTTAAATAGACAACAGTGGTTGGAGTTGATACCTGAGTTAAGAACAGAAGACTTCTATACCATGTGTCAAAGAAACAAAGTAGCATTTGGCCCAAAAGACCACCCACTTGAGGATGGTCAACAACTAATGGCCGATAGAATAATAAAGGATATTTATGATAAAGAATTGGATAAACAGTTTAGTTAAAAAAGTAAAAGCTTTGTACTTTTACTATAAGAATAGAAACATTGAAATGGAAACTCACATCTATGAGGAAGATTAAAAATTTGATTTGCTCTTCATCCGTTACCTCTTCAAAAAAAGTTCTTGACATTAGGTTAAACTTTTTGTATAATATATTATATATTTGAGAGAGAAAAGAAATGACAACGATTACACCGCCAACCAATTGTCCTTGTTGTGACTCTATTTTAGAGTTAGTCAACGAGCAATTGTTTTGCAGAAACACTAAGTGTCCTGCACAGTGGAGTAAGAAACTGGAGTCCTTTTCATCTTCTCTTAAAATAAAAGGGCTTGGGCCTTCGACTATCTCTAAGTTAGGTATCGAATCTCTGCCCGAGCTTTACGAACTTACTGTATCAGATATACAGGATAGAATACAAAGTGAAAAATTAGCTGAGAAACTTTTTGATGAATTAGAAAAATCAAAAAGTAGCAAGTTGGTAGAAATCCTACCTGCTTTCTCAATACCCCTTATTGGTCGGTCGGCTTCTCAAAAATTATGCGATACAATATCAAACATCGAAGATATTAGCGAGAACAGTTGTACTGAGGCAGGTATCGGACCAAAAGCATCAGCTAACTTGGTAAATTTCATGGAAACAGAATTCTACCCTAACAGATACAAAGACAGATTACCCTTCAATTGGAATAATAAAATTAATAAAAAGAAAGAGGTCACTGGAATTGTATGTATAAGTGGTAAGTTAAAAAGCTACCCTACAAAAGCTCATGCTACTAAAGTATTAGAACAGTATGGATTCGTAGTAAAATCAAGTCTGACAAAAGAATGTACTCATCTTATAAATGAGTCAGGTATAGAGTCAGCAAAGACACAGACAGCTCGTGACCGAGGTGTTTTAATAATAACAAATATAAAACATTTAATAGAGGAATATTAAAATGGCATTACCAAAATGGACAGATGAAAGAACTCAACAATTGACAGACTTCATCGGTGGAGAAAGCCCTGTATCACAGGCAACTGTAGCTAACGCTGCGGAAGAACTAGAAACTTCAGTAAGAAGTGTTAGTTCAAAACTAAGAAAGATGGGTTTTGACGTTGAATTAGCTTCAGCTTCAGCAACTAAATCTTTCTCAGATGAGCAAGAATCAACTCTTGCAAACTTTGTGCAAGACAATAGTGGTTCTTACACTTATGCAGAAATTGCATCAAACTTTGAAGGCGGACACTTTAGTGCGAAGTCAATTCAAGGAAAAATTCTTTCTATGCAGTTAACAGAACATGTTAAACCTGCACCTAAAGTTGAGACTGTTAAGTCTTACAACGAGGAAGAAGAAAGCCAATTCGTTTCAATGGTAAACGACGGAGCTTTCATTGAAGATATAGCTGAAGGCTTAGGCAGAAGCGTAAATTCAATCAGAGGAAAAGCTTTATCACTCTTAAGAGCTGGTGAAATCAATGCTATTCCTAAGCAGAAAGAAACTAAAGGTTCAAGCAAAGCTGACCCTTTAGCAGGTGTCGACATTGACGGCATGACTGTTGAAGAAATTGCTGACCAAATCGGCAAAACTGTAAGAGGCGTGAAAACAATGCTTACTAGAAGAGGTCTACAATGCTCAGACTATAATGGAGCTGCTAAAAAAGATATAGGCTAATACCTATACAACGCGGGCGAGCTTTCCTTCGGGATTGCCTCGCCTTTTTTATAATTTAATAATTGTCTTGGGAGATTCAATTGACATTAGAGAGTGCATTACTAAAGCAAATACTTGCAAACGGTGATTTTCAGACTTGGAATGGCTTGAAAGAACACTACTTTCCAGAAGGTGAGTACCGAAAACTGTGGAAGATAGTAGACAAGCATGTACACAAGTATCATGACTTACCAACCTTTGAAGATTTAAAACTAGAAGTTCGTTCAAGAGAACTTCAAGAGAAAATTTATGCCATCGAAACGGTAGAAACTGATGTTCCTTCAGAATTACTATTAGATTATTTAAAAAATCAATTTACACAAAGTGAGATTCTTACTAGGATTGAATCTTTTGTAGAAAACCAAATAGCTATCGGCGATGCTCGAGAGAACATCGACTTACTACAAGAAATTGTAGTTCAAGTAGAAGATAAAGTAGAAACCAATGAAGCTAATGAAAGCATGGAAACTATAGAGCTATTTGACAGTGAGGAAGACTATGCAAAATACCTTCCTCTAGGTCTTAATTCAGAGTATGATTTTGACTATAAATTCTCTCCCAAAGACTTAGTCGTTGTTGGCGGAAGTCGTGGTGGAGGTAAATCATTTACTTGTTGTAACGTTGCACAGTCGGCTACCGAAAAAGGTAAGTCTGCTCTATACTTTACAATCGAGATGGAGCCAAGACAGATTCTTCAAAGAATTTGTGCTATGGCATGTAATATCCCAATCAAAAGAATCAATACAAAAAACCTCTCTCCTATGGAATGGTCTAAGATTGCTGACTGGTGGGCAAATAGATTTGAGAACGGTGACGAAGCACGTAAAGAGTATAGCGACCATCAAGATTTTGACAAGTTTCATTATCAGTTGACGCGTAATAACTTACGAGCTGACGTTCCTCAAGTTGATATTTATTACGACCCGAGTCTTACACTAGCTAAAATTATTAGTGTAGTAAGACAGAAGGTTGCTACTATGCCCGACCTTGGGATAGTTATAGTTGATTACCTAAACCAAGTCCGACGCCACAACGCCCCGAGTCGTGGTGGTCAGTACGAATGGACTGAACAAATAGAGATATCAAAAGGGTTAAAAGCATTAGCCCAAGAGAACAATGTCCTTGTTCTCTCAGCATTTCAAACAAACGAAAAAGGAGAAGCACGATTCGCCAAGGGTATACTTGACGCAGTTGATGCTGCCTACAGTATTCAGCATTGGGGCGATACAGAACCTGCAATCAAGTTGAAATGTGATAAGATGAGAAACGGAAAAGTAGAAGGATTTGTTTCTTCTATGGACTGGGATAGTTTAAGGATTGGACCACACACTGAAATAGACCCCGATGAAAAAGGGGAAATGAAAGAAGCAATGAGTACAGGAGAAAGCGCATATGACCTTTAAAGACAAAATACAAAAAAGACTAGATGTATTACAGTACATGATGGAGAACAATATACATCTCGCAGACCCCAACGGGTGCATGGAGTATACGCTAACTATCAGCAAATTTTGGTCAGTTCTCTCAGAAGAAGATAGAGATTACATCCAAGGCTGTCAGTCTTCAATCGAAGAAGGATGGGAGTGGAAATGATTCTATACACAGAAAGGCAACTTAAAGTAGCTTATCAAAAATACTTAGGAAGGTTAATGCATGCAAATGTACAAGGTGTAGAAGTGCCTTTTCCTACACTAGAAGATTTTAGAAAAATTTACGAAGATGAGTGGACTAATAAATATAAGGAGATGGATAATGGCTTATAATAGAATACTAATATTAGCTCCTGGTAGAACAGGAAGTAGCCAATTATTACTTGCCTTGTGTAAAGCGAATAATATAAAAGGTCTTTCTGAACCTTTTAATTGGGAACGTAGATACGAGAATATGGAAACAGATGGGTTAGCTTTTGCAGAGAGAGTTAAATACTGGAAAAATATACCAAGTAAAATTTGCATTAAATGTTTAAGTCACTACACTCAGTTCCCAAATGATATGGCAGATTCTGTAATGGGTAAAGACCCTATGGGATTTTATAATAATGTATACCTGAAGAAAAATGGTTATGAGAAAAAGTTAGATTTCTATTTAAAATATATGAAAGAGTTTGATAGAACAATACTATTATCAAGAAGAGATTTTGCAGATTGTTTCAGAAGTCATTTACTAGGTCAATATCATAGAACAGCTTCTAATAAGTATGAATGGAGTTATAGTTCTTACTATGAAGATGTAGATGTTAAATACGATAAAAATGCTCAATGGCTTTTAAATTTATGTTTAGATTCTTTCAGAATAGTAGAAGAAGTATCTAGAATTACCGAAATACCTGTAGTGTATTATGAAGATTTGTACGCAGACGAAAAAACATTTTTAAAAACAAACAAAGAATTTAATTTAGGAGTAGAGGATTACTATGAAGAAATATTTAATCCTAAGTTAAGATTGAGATTACCAAAGGAGACACCATGGCGTACGACAGAGTAAGTAGAGAAACAGCAGAATTAGTACCACTTCCTCCACATACTTGGTATGTAAGAACAGTCGGGTGGTTACTAGAACAAGAAAAAGTAAAAGAGAACATAAAGAATGTTCCAATAAATGAAA